GTCAGCTGTAACGGCATGCAACCTTTTACGGATTCCACCTCGCACTCCCAAGAAAGCATACATTAAGTATTCGATCAGGGTCGGTTGTAAAACAGAACTACCGTAAGAAGGTCTAGCAACAGGTATGACTTCAACAATGGCTGAAAGTACAGTGCCTGTGCCAACGGTACCAGCAATAGCTGGTGGTGCGGAGTACCTTTTAAGGGCACCTCGCAATGTGAGTGGCTCTTCACCAAAGTGAAAAGTACTCAAGTGAGTGTCATCAAAAGAACTCGCGTTCAATGAAATACACGTCACAGGGGTGTCGTGCAAATCGTCCATCTTACCAGATTCAGTAACAAATCTCTCTGTTGGCAAGTGTTGATCTGAAAGAACATTTACACGCAGGTCTGGACACCGAACATAAACATTCACACGAATGTCCGAGTTGTTAGGTGAAGTATTTTCACCAAAAACAACGACTCCAATGACACCGTTGACATATTCAGTAGCAAATTGTGTAGCACTGAATTGAGGGCCATGGTTGAACACTGATTGTCCGACATCCAGCGTCTTACACCAAGCCCGCGGTTGAGCCCATTCAACACAAAAAGAAACAGATTGCGTTTCCTGGATGTCAATAACCGCAAAGTAATTCTTGTTAAGGGCTAAATCCGCCGAAATTATACCATATTGTGAAATATTGGGCTCATAAAAGAAACCTAGTTTTCCACGATGGTAAGCAGACGCAACTATTTCGAAACGATACTCAATAGTGCCATGCCAATACAAGAAAGGTTGAGTGACAAAAGACATGGAGGTAGGTTGATGGAAATATTTGAGAGTATCTGTAAAGTAAGTGTCAAGTTGCGGATGCACTCGACACTCCCAAATTGGGGTAGCCATCACCGAATCACTCGTAGTCCAATCAAAGCTGGTGAGATACGATTCTCTGCCAGCAAGACGAGTTATGACCAATTCATCATCATCGACACCACAAATTCTAGGATCTATAGTAAGTTCCTGTTTGGGGTCGTATGTGATTCGTTTAGCCGTACTCGCTCCCAAAAACTGTGCTCCATTGACAAAAGGCCGATTTTTCACATATGACGGATTGTCGATCAAAACTGGCTTCGACCATCCAAATATGTTAGCAACCGCACTCAAACCACTAAACACTAAACTTGATGCTTTGGCAAAAGGAGCGATAGGAGGATAAGCAGACAGCAAGGTTGAGACAGTGGCGGCTGCTGTAGAAAATTTCTCAACAGGACCAGTCTCTCGCTCGTCTGATTTCTCCTCCATATCAGCCATCTTACCAGATTCAGTAGTCACGGCCATCATACTCGCAGTATTGGTACCCAAGCACGCATCTTCTACCCATGCAAACACTTGCAATGAAATGTCAGTGTTTGTGGGTGATGCTGAGGTAAGGTCATTGAGTGTGTATATGTACAAACTCAAAGCCTCCTCAAAGTCGGCAAAAGACGTAGACGCACCAAGTGCAGCAGTATCCGTATTATACAATCTAAACATAGGTTTATGATGTACGAACGGAAGACGAATCTCCAAAGGTGTGTTGTTCTTAACGTCAATGCTGGCAGCACCGTACGCTTGAGAAAGATAGTTCAAATACAAAGGTCGCGAAGCTGCATATGCAGCGACCTGCGTATCATGAGCGGCAATGTTCTCATTACGTGAGGGATAGTATTGTGGGGAGAACATAATACGTCCCGAATGAAATGGTGTACCAAATACTTGCACTCTGACCACCATCGTACCTTTAAAATACGCGAAATTTCGCAATTTAGCACGTATAGAAGGTTGCAAAGACCACAGGTCCCAAAGTGCAACATTTGTAGAAATGCTACCTGATACTGATAATGAAGTCGTCAAAATTTCAACTGGTCGAGCAAAGAAACTATCTATGCCCATCATTTCATCTTGTCCAAAAGATGGATACGAAGAAACACCAGCTGAATGAAGATCGCTGGCGTTTCCGCCAACATCAATTAAATTTTCTTCATCTCGCATCACCTTGGACTCTATGGCTCCCTGGTGCAACTCAGACATAAGTCCAGACTCTGTGGAAAAGCGGATCTTATGTCGTTTGCTGTCGATACGGTCAAGTGATCGCAAAGTTGCCAATACACAATCACGTTCCTCCAGCAGACGCATTGTCATTTTAGTCTTCTCATAGGCTCTAGAACTGTAGTGTTTAGGACCGTACTTCATGGTGATGAGAACATCATCAACGTCAGTCTCAACGCCTAATTCTTTCAACCTATCTTCCACTGTATACAAGCGTCTCAAAAAATATTCTCTGGTCCTTGCAGGATCCATTTTATATTCCTCATAATTGTCAGTATGTCGGTAAATACTACAAGAACCGCGACACAACGGTTCCTGAGTTGAAGGACGTGGGTTTCCATTCAATTTATCATGCGCGGCAAACTCCCACCAAACGGATTTACTCCTCCGCGCGCCATCGTGAAAGCGTCCACTCTCGCAATGTACCTTCATCTCGCAAGTAGCGTCGTAATCAGTCACGAAGGCAACAGCTGCTTCCGACGGATAAACCGTCGAGCTGATTGCCGAAAACGTTGGTAATGCTTCATGGTAAAAATCAAATTCACCACCATAAGATTCCAACAGCATGTTTAGCAAGTCATGCCTGACTTCGTCAAACTCAACAACATTTGTGACGTGAAAAAATAGCTCCCATAGCATTGACATCACAGTTTGAGTCATTTGTAATCTAGGAGCCATATTTTTGGAGGGAACAACCCACTCAAGTGATTTATATACACTATTCAAGTCAAGCTGTCCTTCCCACACATCACGATCTTCGTTGAATCTGAACGACCGCTTAAGAAACGTCATGTTATGTGGATCGATAAAGGCGTCCAATACATCACCTTTGTCACTAGCCGTAAAACGCATGGAATAATACTCCATACACTTCTCAGCGTAAACCAGGTTGTTGTAATATGGGGCACACTCATCACTCACAGTAGCCAAGAAATCATCCCCATACGTATAAAGAACTGTATGTTGAAAGAAGTCTTTATCCTTTAATGGTTCTTGCATATACCAAATATACATTGCCATGAGTACGTTCCTCAAACAATTGTCCTCTGCTGTCCCATATTTACCTGAAGGCTGCATACCCGCTTTGGTAAACAAGTCCATATTCATGTTAATAAGGGGGTAAAGAGAATCACTCAAAATCCCTTGGACATAACACAAAGCCTTGTCATTATATCCCAGGGCAGAGAGAACACGGTACACCACAGTACAAGCAGCACTTGATATTCCAATAGGATTTGAAACATCAAAACCGGAATAATCACCTTCCATAACGTTCGACGACAGCGCCAAAAGACGTCGCACTAACTCATCAGACTGTGTATGCATATTTATGCCAACAGCTGAACAAAACACATCAGAGTGCTCCACCATCAAACTATAAAAAGGTGATAAAAACATACGTGCCAGTATAAGATTATCAAGGCCGCCCATATAGAATAGCCTAGTGGCTCCTTTCTTACACTTCTCCAACTCCCGTGGCTCATCTTTTAATTGAGACACAAAGATGAAGTTAGCTGTTTCACCCAATTCATAGCGCCGTAACACTCGTAAAATCCTGCGCTTAACGCGCTGGACTGGTTCACGTATTACACACTTTTCATCCTCGTAAACAATGGGCAAATAGGCATCCTTCTCACCACGAAATCCATGTCCACCTGATGTCATGGGGTTAATTCTTTGGATAAAGTCATCACCCTCAATGCCGTTAACTGCTTCCTCAGTGGAAAGTGGGAACAATTCGGTGATACCTCGCTCCTCCAAATTACACAATATGTGTTCAGTTAATTCTGAAACACATCTCTCCAAGACCTCTGCATTCAAAGTAGGTGGCGTTTTGTTCATTTTGTTCAAGCCAATATTGTACGGTGAAATGTATCCATTTGAACCATTGACTGGTTTCATCATAGGTACACCGAACCGAACTGTAGGCTCGAAATTGAAATGCTTCATGAAAAAAGTGGGCAACGAATCTGCCAAGGGTGACAGTTCCAAGCGAGACACTTTGTTGACTAATACAGGACCAACCATTTTCCCGTAATAGTCCAGATGAGGCAAATGCTCGTGAACAAAAGGGGATTTATGTAGTGGCATTTCGAGATCTTCCATGAGGCCGCCTTCAGAATTGACAACAAACAATTTGCTTTGTGCCTCCAGCACCTCAACAGCCCGAAGAAGTTCAGACTTGGTTACAGCTTGAAACACAACATGTTTTCCTCTACCACCACTGTGAAAACCAATAATGGCAGATCCATGTTTGGCAGTCTGGACTATAAGAGGACGACCGCACTCGCCCTTCTTATGGTGTTCCACTTGAATGCGATACACGTCTGGCACAACAAAAGTTGTTCCACTGTAATCATCAGTGTGTTCAACGTTGCGTATGTGAGTGGCATCAACATCACGGCCCATATAGCAACCACGCAAATATGGTGGATAACTTCCATCAACAAAATGCGCTAAATTATTTTTAAATCTCAGAGCATTTCGGAAATTAACCAATACCAAATCTGTGCTAACCTCACAAACATCCTGCTCATGAAGTGTGTAAACACGTGGTTCATAAGAAGTGTCATGTGAGTCAGCATAGACTTCTACGGTACACGGCAAAGGAGGCATGGTATGTTTGTTAATGATCGCGAATGATTTACACAATCCAAACATATGTGTGCGCTCCTCCCTGTTAATGGAGATGGGACGTATGGAAGGTCCCAATGATAAGTAAAGTTCAATCATTGAGCCTTTGTGCGCCGGAGTCGTGAGGTTGCCCATCATGAAGTTCCACGCTGCATGTTGCTTGGTTTTAATCCTTCGCCTATGAACACGAGTACCTACATCATGCTCTATCTCATTGAGCTCATCATTTTCATCACACTGCTCTCTAAAGATAGATGCGCCTTCAGTACGTACAACAAACTTCCTACACTTTCGTATAACAAGAGTAGTGCCTAACGCAACGGACAAAGCACCAACAACAGCTGTGATACTATTTTTCATGGTATCCCATCGCGAGTCTTCAAACGGATTATATGCTTCATCAGGATTCAAAAGATATTCCAATCTTTTCTCCATAGCAGCCTGCTTTTTGTCCAATGCCCTAACCACAGGGTTATAAAACTTTGCAATCGTGTCATTAAAGAGACGCTCTATGAAAAACACAGGTACTGCAAAGCCTACAAGTGGCAAAATGAGAATAAATGGCAAAAAGAACCACAAAAACAAACTCAAAAAAACATACAATCTCGCGCCCCACAATAAACGATCACGTTTATTGGCACGTGCAGACAAATATAGAGAAAGACATCCTAACATACATATAAAGATCCTCAAACTCCATTCCTCAAGAACGGATTGAAATCTCGCAATTCTGTCGTAAGTCTCCTCCGAAAGATGAAAATTAGGTATCACCATGCGGCCACTCTCGACCTCATAGGACTTCTCATCAATCTCTGCTACATGAGTGTCTTGCTGCTTCATATCATTCATGATGAAATCATAGTGATTTGTAGCATGAATCTGATCAGCTCGGGAAACAACTTCACTGAACATTTTTTCCAAATAATCAACCAGTTGGAAAATGTCCAAATCTCGGTCCATCGTTAGAAGAACCTCCTTGTTCCCTTTGCTTCCATATTTTTTGACAGTAAACAAATATCTATCCATAATATGGGAATCAGCAGCCAAAGACTTACCCACGTCAAGCATTGTCGTTCCTTGTTTCAAGAACTCATCCTTGACACGAGCATGTATGAACACAAAACGTCGAAACATGGCTCCAGGAGCATTCATAACATCATGAATGTGCATATCTGGATTGTTTGTATCAATCAGAATAAGCTCCGGAGAAGGAAAGACCTTACCTTTCTTCTCAAAGGCCATATTAGCCGTATACTTGCGTCCATCCATCAAACAGTTCAATACTGGTAAGATGGGCAACCCATGGGTTTGTGCCAGATTTTTGGAAATATTTCCAACCTCTGGTATGTGCACATATGGGTGTGACTGTGGCACATAACCCTCCCAGAATTCATCTTCCGGGTTCTTGGCGAATATATGGTCAGGATCATACATACGCCCTTTCACCTTGCTATGAACAGCTGCAATGCAATCAATCTGTTTGCTCTTGCCTATACCAGGTGGTCCAGCCAAAACAATACCAATAGGAGGAACCCTATTAGCACTACACGTTTCAGCCTGGACGTTGAGGTAAACACGCTCAAGCTCCATCTTCTTTTTCCGCATATCTGATCTTCGATGATCATATCCAGACAAAGTAGGTAAAAGAGTGTCAACCGTTTCCAGCAAGGTATGACATTCCCGAAGGAATTGTCTTTGACACATCATTCCTTCAACTGGCAAGCCAGAGTAGAGATGATTCTCAAACATGAGCAAAGTGTCCATTTCACGCAATGCAACTGAAGAGGGATCCTCGGATAGAACAACTTCAGAGAGGGGAACTCCTCTCGCAAGAGATTCGCCGAGACGAGCTATTGTAGTAG